CGGTGGGCTTCGATTTACGTTTACGCCGGGTTCTTCGACGCGCCGCCGGAAATCCGCCGGGAGCACGTTCTCCACGAATACTGCCACATCGCGATCGGGCCGGCGACCGATTATGTCGCTCGGGACTGAATACGCCGCGATCATCCGGGCGAACCGGCGGGTACAGCTCGCGCACCTGGACGGAGCGGCCCGAGAGGTCGAGCGGATCTACAGCCATGCGGCGGAGCGGCTGCGCGAGGAGATCCGGACGGTGACCCGTGGAATCGCCGGCGATCGCTACCGGCGGGACATCCTGGCGATCGTCGAGCGGGAACTCGAGTTATTTCGCGCGGAATACAAATCGCTGCTCGACGCCGGGATCGTCGAGGCGGGCCGGTTGGCGGCGGATCGGGAGAACGCGCTGCTGGACCGGCTGCTCGCGGAGCGCGGCGTCCTGCCGCCGGATCAATCCCTGGGGGCGATGGAGGCCGCGGGGCGCGCGAGCGTCGAATTCGGCTCGGTGCCCCGGCGCGTTCTCGAACGGGCCTATGTCCGGACCTACCGGGATGGGCGCGATCTCTACGAGCGGCTGTATAAGATCAACGCCGACAATTACGAATTAATCCGAAACACCGTCATGGACGCGATCGCGCGCGGGCAGGGGCCGGCGGCGCTCGCGAAGGACGTGAAAAGCATCCTCGTCGGAGAGGGGATGAAGGGCGCGCGGCAGAAGGCGATAACGCTCGCGCGGACCGAGATCAACTCGGCCTATCGCGAAGCGCACGTCGCCAGTGTGACGGACGCCGAAGGCAATCTAAAATCGTACGTGAGCGCGATCGGTTGGCGGCTCTCGCGAACTCATCCGCGGATCGACATTTGCGACGCCTGGGCGGGAGACGATACGGGACTCGGGCCGGGGAACTACCTGCCGGAGAACGTGCCGGCGGGGCACGCTCGTTGCTTATGCGCTACCTTGACCTTGCTTGCCGCTTATCCCGATCTCCAGTTCGCGCAGCATCCGGCGCACCCGGACGATGTGCCGGAGGGACAACGGATCTATTACGGCGCGGAGACGCCGGCCAAAGCGTAGCGGGCCAGCGTTAAATAAACACTTTACTTTTCTACATTTATTCCCGTTATTCCCGTTCATCGGGCCGCTCCAGGTGGGCGGCCTTTTCATTCGGAGGTGAAAATGTCACCAGCCACTCCTTCGGCGCCAGGCGCGCCGCCCGTTGTTCCCCCGGCGCCAGGTGCGCCGCCCATCATTCCGCCGGTGACCCCGCCGGCCGTTCCTACCGCCGTCCCGCCGGCTACCCCTCCTGCCGTTGCCCCGGCGGCAACTCCGCCCGCGACCCCTCCCGCCACTCCTCCCGCCGAGCCGAAAACGTTCGACGAGGCGTACGTCAAGCAACTTCGCGACGAAGCGGCGAAAAACCGTGTGCGCGTGAAGGAGCTGGAGGACGCGGAGAAGACGCGAGCCGAAGCCGGCATGACCGACCTCCAAAAGGCCCAGAAGGCCGCGGAGGACGCCCAGAAGGCGGCGCAGGCCGCGACCGACGAAATCTCCACCCTGAAGATCGAGAACCTTCGCCGCCGGATCGCAGCCGAGGTGGGGCTGGCGCCCGACGCGCTGGAATTCGTCACAGCGAACGATGAAGCGACGGTCCGCGCCCAGGCGGCGAAACTCGTCGCGATGATCGGCGCGAAACCGGTCCTGCCGGCAGGACCGGCAGGCAGCATCACGAACCCGCCGGGCAATCAGACTCCCTCGATCGACGAGCAGATCGACGCGGCCGTTAAGGCCGGCAATCCGAGGCTCTCGATCAAGCTCAAACGACAGAAGGCGGGGTTCACGACCGCCGATTAGGGTCTCATCAGCGCGCGATCGCCTTTATTACGCTCGCCGACGGCCCGGAAAAGGATGAATGACTATGGCAGCCGGACAGGTCACCGCCACCGGGGCCGTCAGCTATCTGGGTGAGCTATTTCAAACCTCTCGACGACCCAATCAACTTCTCAGGCTTCTCGGGGGACTCCAGGGAGGACTCATCCTGTCCTCGTCCCGGACGTTCCCCGTCGGCGTCTATTTCGATCTCGCCGCGCCCTCTCAGCCGGCGGTCCTGGAAGGCGACGTCGCGCCCGCGGCGGAGCACCGCATCCTGACTCAAACGGAGAACGTCATCCAGATCTTCCATAAAAAGGTCGACCTCAGTTACCTGGCGACCGCGGAGAACGCGGTCACCGGGGTCGTGCCGCTCCCGCAGGCCGCGGCGCAGGGGTCGGTCATCAACCCGCGCGACGAATCGACGCAGATCATGTGGGCGCTCGAGGGGATCGCGCAGGACGCCAACTATTCGTTCCTGCGCGGCGCCTACGCCTCGCCGGCCAATCCGTCGACGGTGGCTCTGCGCACGCGGGGGATCCATACCGCGATCTCGACGAACGTCGTCGATCACTCCGGCGCCGCCGCTCCCGACACGACGACCATGCGGAGCTACGTCGAGGAGTTGATGAGGACGATTATCGCGTCGAACGGCTATTCGGTCGATGATTCGTGGACCGCGTTCTGCGATGCGATCATCTTCAACAACGCGGCCGCGGCGTACGAGGGACTGACGGGGATTCCGCTCGAACGCACCATCGCAGGCCTCCAGATCCGGGTGATCCGCACGCGGATGGGCGACCTTAACCTGGTGCTGGAGCCCGACATGCCGGCGGATACACTCGACATCTTCAACCTGCGCGTCGTCGGGATCGTCGGTCTCCCGGTCCCCGGCAAGGGCGTCCTGTTCGAGGAGCCGCTCGCCCGGGTCGGATCCTCGGACGCGACGCAGATCTACGGCCATCTCGGGCTCGACCACGGTCCGGAATTCTGTCACGGCAGCTTATTGTTGGCCGCCGGCATCACCGCTCTGTAAACTACCCGCGGGCGGACGTCCGACGCCAATCCGACGTCCGCCCGGAGACCGCTCATGCGAATTCGGATCGAGAATTACGACCACTTTTACGACCTGCGGACGCGCGTCCAGTTCGAGCGCGTGCTCGACCGGCGGACCGGCCTCCACGTCGGCATCGCGGAGGTGAGCCCGGAAGTGGGCGCGCAATTCCTCGCGCGGCGCGGCTTCCGCGAAGTCACCGACGAGACGTACCTCGCGATGACGTCGGCGCTGAAGCGCGCGGAGCCGAAGCGCGCGGAGCCGGCGGCGCCGTTGACGGGCGATCCCTTCGGGGACGCGCTCGCGGCTCAGGCGGCCAATGATCTCGCCGCATGGAAGGCGGAGAAGGAAGGCGTTCGCACGCTGACAAGCAAAGGGCGAGGAGAGAAGAGCGCCGCCGGCAGAGGAGAGAAGAGCGCCGCCGGCAAAGGGAAGTCGGACAAGAACGTTCTCATGGATGCGCCGCCTCCGCCGCCCAAGTGAGGGTTCTCGCGACCAAGTGAGGGTTCTCGCGCCCGGCGGCGCCTGGCGGATCGAAAGGAATTTAACTCATGGAAAACCCCGTCATCGGGACCCGGACCGGCGCCGCCGTCATGGTCGGAACCGGCAGGATCCCACTCGACAAACGACATCTCTATACCGAATTCCGGCAGACGCCGATCCACGTCGCGCTGGCCGGCGCGGGGGCGGCGGTCGGCAGCGCGAACACCGTCAACGTTCTGCACGTCCCGTCCCTGGGCGCCTACCCCGGCGCGGGGTTCAAAACGGCGATCAAGGGCACGCAAACCATTCTAGGGCCGGCGGAGACCGATGTCGGCCTCGACATCGGGATGGACCAGACCAATAACGACGGCCTGGAGATCGATACGGGAATCACAGCCCGGAATCCTCTCGCGTTCGTCGTCGGGACCGACGCATTCTACCTTCACGTCGAAGCGACGATCGCGGACGCCTCGGGAGCCGACCCGTTCCACGTCGGATTCCGGAAGTTGGCCGCGCGCGCCGGGGACTATAACGATTACACCGATTTCGCGTGCATCGGCGCCTATGCGGGCGGGGGCGCAGGCTCGGATCCGGCGACGATCTACCTTGAAACGGCGCTGAACAATGTGGCGACCATCCAGACCAACACGACGAACACCTGGGCGGACGCGGCGAAGAAGAAGTTTTCGGTCTTCGTCGACGTCGATGGCAACGTCACGTACAAGATCAACGACGCAGCGCCGACGGTGGTGACCGCCTACAAGTTCGATACCGGCGACACGGTCATGCCGTTCATCTTCTTCCTCCACGGGACCGACGTCGCGGGCACGGTGGAGCTTTCCCTATTCGATTGCGGCTTGCAGTAGCGGTAAGTCGCGCCTCGCGTCTACAGGTAAGTCGCGCCTCGCGTCTACAGGTAAGTCGCGCCTCGCGTCTACAGGTAAGTCGCGCCTCGCGTCTACAGGTAAGTCGCGCCTCGCGTCTACAGGTAAGTCGCGCCTCGCGTCTACAGGGTCCGCGGTATTCCGCGGGAATAATCGGGGCATAGGGTGTGTCCGTTGGGAACACCCTATGCTCTGGAGGATCAGATCATGATCGTTAGAAAATCGGTGGCCGGTGTCGCGTTAGCGTTGATGATCGGCCTGGCGTGGCCTCTCGGTCCGTCCGCCGCGGCGACGGAGATCCGGGACGAATTGATCGCGCGCGGGCCGGTCCAGCTCTACATGACCCCGCAGGCCGGCGCCACGAAGGCGCTCCTCCGGATGGGCCGGGTGGCCCTCACCGGGGGCAGCGCGTACGGGACGTACATAGGGGCGAACCCGGCGACGGGATTCGCGGGTGACTTTATTAACCTGATGGTGAACGGAACCTCGAAATTCAAGGTCACCTACACCGGCGTAGTCACGGCGACGAGTTTTTCTCCGGGAGTGACGACCTTCGCGGACGGCACGGCGGCGGCGCCGTCAATCGCCAACACGACCGATACGAATACAGGAATCTACTGGAGCGCGGCGGATACGCTCGGCCTCACGGCGGGCGGGACGGCTCGCGCGACTCTCTCGACGACGGCCATGACGTTGATCGGCACGGTCGACTTTACGGCCGTCGGCGGCAACATCACCGCGACGGGGGGCAATATCGCCGCGACCGCGGGAAGCGTCTCCGCCGGCACGACGATCACCTCGGGCACCGGGCTTCACGCCACGGCGGGCGGCGTGACGGCGGACGCGGGAAATATCGTCGCGACCCTGGGCAACGTCACCGCCTCGGCCGGCAATATCGCGGCCACATTGGGGAGCGTCGCGGCCGGAACGACGGTAACCGCGGGCGCCTCCGTCGCGGCGACGACGACTGTGACGGGCGGCACCGGCGTGATTGCGACGACGGGCAACGTGACGGCGACGGCGGGCAACCTGGTGGGAAAGAGGCTCCTCGGCGGCGGAACCGCGCTGGCGAGCGGCGATATCGCGCTGGGCGGCGGCGGAGCCGGATGGGGCTCGAACGCGACGAAGGCGATCACGGGCACGGACCTCGGGGGGATTATCACGATCACCACGAGCGCGTCGGACACCCCGGCGGCCAGCCCGACGATCGTACTGACGTTCAAGGACGGGACGTTCGGGGCGGCGCCGTACGTCGTCGCCAGTTGGTCGAGCACCTCGACGGGACCGGTGCAGCAGTGGCTCACGACGAGCGCGGCGACGACGGCGACGTTCGTCTATAACGGAACGCCGTCTGCGACGACGGCGCTTACTTACAAACTCAATTTTATCGTCGTGAAGTGAGGAGAACGGTCTTGAACGTCCTTAATTGGCTGAAGGCGGCGGCCGGTTACGTCGAGACGTCCGCCGCGAATCCGCTGCCCGTTCAGGGCGGCCCGGCGCATGACGCCGCCGATTCCGGCAGTCCGATCAAGCTCGGAGGCAAGGCTTCTGCGACCACGACTATTCCAACCGCCGTGTCGGCGGCCGATCGCGTCGATGGCTGGCTCGATCTGAACGGCCGGCTGGTCGTTTTGCTGGATAAAAGCACCAACGGACCGAATGTGTTTTCGGTGATCCCGACGTTGGATACGAGCATCTATGCGGACGGCGATTCGATGTGCGCCATCGTGGAAATCGCGAATTTCGTGCGGGCGGCGGGGGAAACGTGCATCCTCAACTCGCTGGTGGTCAACGATGAAGACGACCAGGGGATCGCGTTCGAGGTTTTCTTCTTTGACCGAACGGCGACGCTGCCGGCGGTGAACGCGGCCTGGAACGTCTCGGACGCGGATATGGCTAATTGCCTGGGATATATCCCGGTCGCCGCGGCCGACTATAACGACCTCGGCGGCAACCGGATCGCCGTCATCAAAAACATCGGGCTGCCGATGAAACCGAACGCGACGAGCCTGTTCATGGCCTTGCGCTCGCGCGGGGCGGGAACCTATACGGCGGCCGGCGTGACGATGAAGCTCGGGACGGTATAAGTCGTGCGTCCGCATGTTCGTAGGTCGTGCGTTCGTGCGTTCGTAGGTCGTGCGTTCGTAACCCCCTTCGAAGGCGGGACGTGATCGAGATAGACGGGGTTTTCACGAACGCACGAACGCACGAACGCACGACCTACGAACATGCGGACGCGCGAACGCACGACCCACGGAGGTTAAGATGGCGAAGACGCTCTACACGAAGCGGTTTGTGATCGTCGTTCCGGCGGAACTCTGCGACGCGGCGAACGCGGCGGCGGTGGAGGCGACCGGCGAGGAGGCGGACCGGCTGACGTGGCAGGTGCGCGAGGAGGAGACGGACGCGGTTTGCGGCTGGACGATGAAGCTTGGGACGGCGGCGAAGCTGATGGGATTGCTGGGAGCGATCGGGCCGGCGAAGGACAAGAAGGAGATCGCGCTGGTGGACATCTATGGAAAGCCTGACCTGGAGGCGGCGATCGTGGAGGAGCGCGCCGCAAGGCGCCCGGTGAACGTGGATGACTTGATGATATGATTTCGGCGGCTGAGGGAAACTGAATCGTGGCGATATACGAAGCATGGCCGGAGCAGACCGACGTACAGAGCCTTCTGGCGCGCGCGAACGTCACTCTCCGGTTGGCCGGCGCGGAGGCGGCGGAAGTCTTCGCGCGCACCCTCCGGGCTGTGCCGGCGGAGTTGGAGTCGGAGACGGGCCGGCAGTTCGTGGCGACGGCCGACGTTCGGACGTACGACGGCAGTGGAACGCCGGAGATCGAGGTCGACGAGATGGTGTCGCTTTCGGGCGTCGCGATCCTCGACGACGGCGGCGATCTCTCCTACGCGCTGGACGGCGCGCAGCTCGCGCGCGAGCAGGGGAAACCGAGGACACGGATCCTCCTCGATCGTGGAAGTCTGGGACCGGGCATCGTCGACGCCGGCAGGGAGTCGATCGCGAACCGCGATTACGTGCTCCCCTCCGTCTACATCGAATACGTGTTCCCGGTCGGGCGGCGGAACGTCGAGGTGACCGGGGTTTTCGGGTACGACCGGTCGATCCCGCCCGACGTCTGGGAGGCGGTGGCGGCGGAATGCGCCCTACGGCTGGCCTCCGAAGCCTCCTGGCGACCCGCGGGAAACGTGGCCGAGGTGCGGAGCGGCGATAATTCCGTGCGTTATGCGGCGACGGCGCCGACGCTCACCGGATGGCATGACCTGTTTCGCGCGGCTATGAGGCGCCACAAGCGGCCGGCGGGGCGGCGATTGCGCCGGTTGCGCCCGGCGGTGATGTAAGGAGAGGCGAGGAATCGAATGTCGATAACGACGAAAACCCTGCGGGTGACGCTGGGTCTGGATGACGTGGGATTGGACGGGACGGTCGAAAAACTCCTGTCAGCCATCCTGCCCGCGCTATTCACGTACACGGGAGAGCGGTTGGAAGCGTATGAGGCGACCCTCGCGTCGAGTGCCGCGAATGAGGCCGTCAACCTCCATTCGATTGGGACTGTCCGGTTTTTCGCGATCTATGCATCGAAATCGGTGACGGTCAAATTAGATTCCGAGGCGACAGGACATACGATCGGGACGGACGGCGGGGTCTTCGCCCTCTCCGGCGACATCACCGGCGCGACCGTCACGAATAACGCGGGCGAGGCGATCGATTTCGGCGTCGTCCTGATCGGAAACGTCTGATGCCCGATCCGCTCGATCCGGGAATCGAGTCCGGCGCCTTCGCGGACGCCGCCGCGATCCTCGCGTCGACGTTCCCCGCGACCGGGACGATCTCGCGAAAGACGGTCGCCAGCGACGGCGCCGGGGGGATGACGGAGACGTGGGCGGCGGTCGCGTCGCCGGCATGCAACCTGAACCGGTTCTTATCCGGCGAGGAGGCGGCGCGGGGCGGGGAACTCCAGGCGATCACCACCTGGCGCTGCGCGTTTCCCGTGGGCACGGACGTTCGCCCGCAGGACCGGGTGACGATAGTAGACCGAGGCGTGACTTCAGTCGCCGGCCGGGTCTACGAGGTGATCGATACGGACGCCGGGCGGGCTAACCCTCTTGCCGTGACGGCCGTGCTCGCGCGTTTCAGCGAGGTGTAGGATGGATCTCTATATCGGGCAGCAGATCAACCTGGCGGGGCGCGCCGGCTACGTGGTGGGGATCGACGAGGAAGGAATGGTGCTCCACCAGCTCCAAAGTGGCGAGGTGGTGCGGATCAACATCGATCCGCGTCCGGAGTTGATCGAGTTCGTGACGTCGATCGCCCCGGTGGAGTCGGCGGATCCGCAACTCGATTCGATGATATCCGAGCCGGCGCAGGATATGTCATGAAGGTCTCCGTCGATCTGAAATTCGACCTGACGCCCGCGATCGCCGCGAGACTTGGGTCGGCGGTCGGCGGGATCGTCGAGGAGACGGCCGCCTTGATCGAAGGCCTGGCGAAAACGAAAGCGCCGGTCCGGACGGGCGCGCTGCGGAACTCGATCCAGTCGGAGCGGACGGGAGAGCGGGAGGCCGTCGTCCGGGTCGGCGTCGATTACGGGATCTACCAGGAATTCGGGACGTCGAAGATGGCCGCTCATCCCTACCTCATGCCGGCGGCGGAAGAGGCGAAGCCGAGATTCGAGGAGCGGATGAGGGACGCGGTCCGGGAGGCCTGCCGTGGGTAGACGGAGGCGCGACTTCGATGGCTAACGAGCTGGTCGGCGCCGAGGCGTACTTATTCGCGAAACTGTCGGGCGACGCGGCGCTCGCGGCGATCGTCGGCGCGCGGATCTACCGGCAGGTGGCGCCGGACAAGGATCCGGCGACGGGCCTTACGCCGGCCTATCCTCTCATTGCGTTTCACCGGCAGGGCGGGATTGATACGATCGGGCCGGGCGCGACGCGGATTTTCGCAAAGCCGCTCTATCTTGTACGGGTTCTCGGCGAGGCGGGCGGGATCGCGGCCCTGCGGGCGGCGGCGGACCGGATAGACGCCGTACTGACCGATACGACGCCGGAGACGATCACCGTCGGCGGGGTCGCTTACGCGATCTCAGGTTGCTGCCGGGAACAGCCGTTCGACATGACAGAATTCGTCGAGGGTCGCCGGATCGAGCACCTCGGCGGGCTCTATCGGATTTATCTACGCTGACGGAGGAGGACAATCTCATCCTCAAGGGCAAGGCCAAGGCCAAGAAAGCACCATAACGGTTATAGGGCATCATAACGACCATACGGGAGAACGAAGATGTCAGAACGCGCGAGCGTATTCGAGGGCGTCCAGATCGGCGTGGAGGATACGCCGGGCACGGCCGTCACGACGACGAAAAGGCTGCTCGGTTTCAAGCTGACGCCGACGCCCGTCGTGCCGCGGACCGGCGTGCGGGCGCAGGGAAACCGGTTCACGCGGGAGCAGACCGCCGAGAAAGAGCACACGACCGCCGAGATTGCCGGGAATCTCTGTTATAACGATTTGCCTTACCTCCTCTCGGCAGGGATGAAGTCCGTCTCTCCCTCCACGCCGGCGCGGAACGGTACGTTCGTCGTCACCCTCAACACGCCGACGGGTGGCTCGTTTCCACTGACGTTCAACGGGCAGACGGCGGCCGCGATCGCGTACAACGTCGCCGCGGCGGACCTGAAGTCGCTCCTGGAGGCGCTGACGACGATCGGCGCGGGCAACGTAGGCGTCTCGGGAAGCGCGGGCGGCCCGTACACGATTTCATTTGAAAAGGCGCTCCGATATACGCCATTGGCTCTGACCGGGACCGCCGGCACGCTCATCACCGGCGCATGGACGGTAACGATCGTCGGGACCGACGGAACGTTCACTATGACGTTCGACGGGCAGACGACGTCGGGACTCGATCACGACATCACGTCGGCGGCTCTCCAGACCGCGCTGGAGGCGCTCTCCTCGGTCGGCCAGGGAAACGTCACGGTCGTCACCGGCGGCGCGCAGATCCATACCGTCACATTCGCCACGGGATACAAGGACCACATCCTGACCGGCGACGGCGCGAACCTCATCGGGACAAACCATTCGCTTACTGTCGCCTCGAAAGCAACCCTTACCGTCACCACGACGGCGGCGACGCTTGCGCGACTCTGGACCGTCATCCCAACTCACGACGCAGGCGACACGATCAAGACGTACTCAGTCAACACCGGCAACGGCGTCTACGCCGAGCGGTTCGATTTCGGCGTCGTCTCGGATCTCGGGATCACGTTCACCCGGACCGCGGCGGGGATCACCGGCCGGATGTTCGGGCGGCAGCTTGTCGTGGGCGAGACTATGGACGGCGGGACGGCCGAGGTCGCGATGAAGCCGGTCAGCCCGACCGAAGTTTCCGTGTGGGCGGGGACGACGATGCTGGGCATGGCGCAGCTGGAGCGCCTGGTGGAGGCCCGGATCAACGTCGCGAACATGCAGGCGCCCCTCTTCACCCTCGACGACGTCGAGCCGTCCTTCACCGCCGTGATCGAGCCCGACCCGGGGATGGAGATCACCGCGTCGATCACGGTGGAAGCCAATACGGATGCGGACGCCTATATACTCGCGCTCCGGCTCCGGACTCTTCTCTATGTTCGGTTCGAGGCGGTCGGGGAACTGATCGAGACCGGATACGTCCACCGGATCCGGATCGACATGCCGTTCAAGGTCCGCAACCCCGGCGTCGGCGACGACCAGGGGGCGCGCGTCCGGACGTACGAGCTCGAGCCGATCTACGATTCGACGTTCGGCGGCGCGATCGCGATCTACGTAATGTGCTCGATCGCGACACTGTAGAGGGAGCGAAGAGCGAAGAGCGCAACCCCCACGGGCCTTCGCTCTTCGCTCTTCGGAAAAGGCTGAGGAGCGAGGATATGGCGTTAAAACTGCACGAGCTGAAGGCGCGGGAGAAGGAGATCGCCGTCGCGTTCGGCGATGACTCGGTCCGGGTGCGGTACCGGCCCTACGCGATCACACCGGAGTCGGAGGCGAGGATCGCGAACAGTACCGGCGCCGAAACGATGCTCGCGACGTTCTGCGAGATCGTCGCCGGATGGGACCTGCTGGACGACGACGGGGCTCCGCTTCCGATCACCCTCGAAACGTTGCGCCAGGTGCCGAGCCAGGCCCTCGCCGAGATCATCCGCGCCACAACGGAGGATGAGCGCCCAAAAAAGGAACCGACCGCCTCCTCTTCCTTCTCCTGACGGGGATGAGCGGCCCGGAGGACGTTATTCCGGCGGAATACGTGCTGATCCGCGCCGCGCGCTACCTGGGGGTCGCGCCGTGGGATCTGGAGGAGCGTCCCTCGTTCTGGGAAAGCTGGGCGCTCGTGAGCCAGAACGCGGAGACGGAAGCGGAAAACTACCGGGCGAAGCATCCGAGGTCGGGATGAAGAACGAAGAGCGAAGAGCGAAGGACGAAGAGCGAAGGCCCGTGGGGGTTGCGCTCTTCGCTCTTCGTCCTTCGCTCTTCGGATTTGACGGCTTCGGGAGCCGCGTAACGGTCCGTCCCGTCGAGCCTTAATATCCTCCATCGTGGGGTGGCTACAGGACGGCCCCCGATCGAGGCTCCCGAAGAATTCTTTGATGACGAGAACGCCACCATGCCGATGACGGTTGCCGAATTGCAGGTGAAGGTCGAGGCCGAGATCCGCGACGCCGTTCGCGACCTGCGGGAGGTTTCGCAGGAATCGAAGAAGACGGCGCAGGCCATGCGGAGCGCCTTCGACTCGACGAAATCGGCCGGCGACGAGGCGAAGCGGGCCTCGGGTGGCTGGCGCGACCTGGCGCTGGCGATGGGGGGAATGGGCGGGACGGCGTATCTGCTCAAGGGCGCCTTCACGGGATTACTCAACCCGGTCGAGGCGATCGTGAGGAAGGTCGTCACGACGACCGTCGCCTTCGAGGGTTATGAAGCCCGCCTGATGACCGTCTTCCACAGCCAGTCGAAGGTTAATCAGGCGATGGCGGCCCTCTCCGAATTCGCGCGCCGGACGCCCTACGAGATCGGGGAGGTTACCGACGCCTACGTCCGGATGGCGTTCTACGGATTGAATCCGACTGCGGAGCGCCTGCGGGCGATCGGCGACTTCGCGGCGAGCGCGAACCGGTCGTTTCAGGACACCGTCGAGGCGATCGCGGACGCGATGCACGGCGAGTTCGAAAGACTCCGGGAGTTCGGCGTCACAAAACAGATGGTCGCCTCGATGGGGCGCAACCTTATCAATGCGAAGGGGCAGGTCACCGACTATTCCGCTTTCCAGGTCGCCGTTTTCGAGTTGATGTCGCGGCGATCCGCGGGCGCGATGGATCGGCTGATGAACACGGTCGGCGGGAAGTGGACGAACCTTCAAGACGCGCTCACCCGATCCGCGCTGAAGCTCGGCGACGCGCTTTCGGAGTCGATGAAAACCTCGATCGACGCGATGATCCGCGCTATCGACCAGTTTACGGCGTCGAAGGCATTCGACGATTTTACGAAGAACATTAAGGAGATGTTCTCGAAAAAGAACCTGGAGGAATTCGCGACGTCAGTCTTGTCGATCGCGCTCCAGGTGAAGGAGATCATCGAATCGATTTACGGCGCCATTCAGTCGATTAAAAAAGTTGGAAGCTCATCGCCGCTTTTCGACTCGTCCGGGTATAAGGTCTTACCTGGCGTCAAGCCTTTGCCGATTATCCCCGAAAGCGCGCCGGAACGCGCGAAGAGGATCGTGCATGGCCTCTTTTATCTTCCGCCCGTGACGGTGCAGGACCGGCTCCTCGCGAGCCACGGCGGCCTGCCCGAAGCGCCGCCCGTCGCCGGGTCGAACGTCACACTCGCGGCGATCGCGAAGACGCGGACCCTGAAGAGCGAGCTCGTCGACTTCGCCGCCGCGTGGAAGGATATGCTCGACGCGATCCACAAAAAACTTGAGGAGATACAGCGCAGCAGTCGCGAGACCCTCGACTATAATACGAGATATATGGATCAATGGCTCGATAGAGAGCGATTGGCGATGACCCGTAAGGGCATGCCACAGGAGGAGATCGACCGTCAACTGACGACCATGCGCGCCCAGGGCCTGGGGAGGATCCAGACGCGGTTGAAAGGCTTCTTGGTCGAGCCGGAAATCGCGGACGTGGCGAACCAGGTGACGAACGCCCAAACCGCCCAGCTCAAGGAGGGGCAGACGCGCCTGGCGAGGATCTTCGCGGAGTTTGGCAAGGGTTGGGAGGCGGAGCAGGCGAAAGCGGCGACGGCGGGGCGGAAGTTCGCGGACGCTCTGCGGGACGCGGCGAACTACGCCGCGGCGGGACGGAAGGCGCAGGCGGACTGGACAGATAACCTTTTGGCGGGGATGAAGGCGATCGCGGACCGTTCCCGGGAGCTGGTCGTCGGCATGCTGCCGGAAGGAATTCGGGGGCAGCGGGAGATCCTCGACGCCGCGGTCGAGAACCTTCAGGCCGGCGTCGACGCCGTGCTGGTGGACCAATCCGCCGCGCGGAAGCTCCGCGAGGCGCTCGGGATCGAGCCGGGCGAGGCCGGGCCGGTGCGGTCGAAGTGGCAGCGGTATTTCGAGGACCTGGCGGGCTGGTCGAAGGAGAGTTTCAAGGGGATCGGGGAAACGTTTTTCGAATCGATCCTCTCGGGCCAGGAGAATTTCAAGGGCGCCGTCAAGAACCTGTTCGGCGACGTCGCGATGATCATCGCGAAGGCGCTCTCGAATTTGATCGTCGAGCAGGTGACCGACGCGCTCAGGCGGGCCGGCGGCGGCGGTAAGAAGGGCGGCGGGATCCTCGCGAAGATCGGGCGGGCGGTGCTCGGGATCGCGACGGAAGGCGTTTCGGAGGCGGTTCTCGGGATCGCGGAGGCGGTCGGCGTGAGCGTTCCCGGAGGGAACATCTACATCCCGACGGGCGGCGGCGGATCGGGAGGAGGGGGAGGATCCGGATCGGGCGTGCCGGACACCGGACAGATCGCCTACGACGCGGCGAACGCGCAGTCGATCGGGGGCCGGGGGCCGGCGGTGGTCATCGTGCAGCACATCCACGGCGATATCCGGACCGACGTGGATATGAGCCGGGCGAACGACGACCTGGCGCGGATGTTCCGGCGTTCGCTCCGGACGGCGACGAAATGAGTAATAGATGGCACTGACGTACGCGCCGGCTTTCGGAGAATTTGTCTTCGGGTCGAATCACGTCCTCATCACCGACCTCTCGGCGCCGCTCGACGTACGGGGCGCGGTCGCCGCCGTGCCGCGGTCCGACCGGTCGCGAGCGCGGGCGGGATGGCTAGGGCCGCGCCAGATCGTCATCGAGGGCGCGATCGCGGACGCCGCGGCGCTGACGACCCGCGCCTTGTTCGAGGAGGCGAAGAACGACTTCCTGCGCGCCCATCGACCCGGCCTGCGGGCGCTCTATCAATATAACGAGCGATTCATCCTCGCTGAATGCCGCGCGGTCACCTGGGGGCCGGACCGGGGATTGACGACGCAGCTCTGCACTGCGCGATATGAGGCGCCGGATCCCTATTGGATCGCGTCGACGCCGACGCCGGATTTATGGGAGACGCCGACGACGGGACAAACGCGGCCGATCACGAACGCCGGGACGGAGGACGCGCTGCCGATCTTCACGATCGCGATCGCCGGGACCGGGTATCTCGATCTGACGCTCACGACGGACACGGGCGAATGGTTCGACCTCGACGGCGCCGTGACGGCCGGGGACATCCTTATCGTCGACTGCTGGGCACAGACCGTGACCCTTAACGCGGCGAGCAAGATGAGTTATTTTCTCGGTTCGTTTTTCGCGCTCGCGCCGGGATTGAACACGCTGACGCTGACCCTCGCGATCGGCGGCTCGGGAGCAACTCTGACGAGCATCGCGACGAGCTTCCGGGCGCGGTGGCTTTGAGAAGGACGCCGCCATGAGCCTCGATCCGGTCGAGATCCGTCTTTACGACGCGGCCGGCGCGCGTCAGCCGCTCCCGGACGCCTACGTTCTTGATTGGGACTTCGAATCGTTGGTCTCGGGCGGATACGGCAACTTCGCGCTCACCCTCCTCGCCGAATTCCAGGACGCCCTCATCCCGGCGCTGCCCGTCGTCGATGGAATGATCGAGTGGTGGTTCGCGGAGGAACCGGCGTTTCGCGGGTGGATCGAAAAGATCACACCGGCGATCCGCGACGGCGCGCCCTCTTTCGCCTTGGCCGGCGCCGGCCTGATGGCTCGAATGAAGACGCTCGCCACGAACGCTCGCTATATCAAGCCGGGCGGCGCCGACGTCAGCGAGGCGTTCGCCTGGCTCGCGTCGCACTACCTGACCGGAGCGGAGCGGTTCGGGGCGTTCGCGCAGGCGATCCAGGCGCTCTCGCCCGCGGTCTCGATAGACCGCTTCGACGCCTTTTCCTCCGACGCGCTCTCCGTAGCCGAATCGCTTGCGGAGCAGGCCGGGGACCTCCTCATCTGGGGATGGGATATGACGGGCGGGCGGCTCGACCGCCTCTACGTCAAACCGCGGCCGGCGGCGGTATCGGACGCCGACGCGGACCCCTTCCGAATCGGCCGCGACGTCAACTATTACGAGGAGCCGGCGGACCTGGCGCAGGTCATCAACGCCGCGCGGATCACCGGCGGGCCGGAGAAGGCGCCTAACCTGGTCTACAATTCCTCGTGGGAACTGCCCGTCATCAACGGCGACGGCGGCGCCGGGAACCTGGTGCTCTCGCCCTCGTTCGAAGACGCGCTTCACTGGACCTATTCGGGAGGATCCTCCCGGAAGCAGACGGGGTCGGCGCTCGGCGAATACGCGCGGACCGGCGATTATTTCGGCGAGGTGGACAACCCGGGCGAGTATATCCAGCAGACCGTGATCCTCGCCGCGGCACTCACCGTGCCGACGAAATACACTCTTGAAGTACCCCACGCGGCTGAGGCGGCGACGCTGGCGCGCTCCATCGCGATCACGCTCCAATGCCTCGATGCGGCGGACGGGGATCTCGGAACACCGGTCGACGCGTATATTGTCGATGTAATCAGCCAGGCTTACGAGACGATTCCCGCGAATTTCGTCAAGACACTCCCGGTCGGCACGAAAAAATGCCGGATCCGGATCGCGTATAACGACGCGACCGGCGGCGCGACCCTCACCGAGCGCGCGACGATGATCGACGACGTCGCGCTCTACGAAACCGACGACGCGGCGCAGGACGGATGGACGAGCCAAGTTCGGGGGACGGCGGGCGTCGAGATCGACTGGATCCACGAGAACGCGGCCGGCGCCGCCGGCAACCTCCCTTACCACGGCCTCTATAGCATCCGCGCCGTGACGACCGGCTGCGACGGGACCGACGCGAACACGACGCGGATCTACCCCACCGAGCAGCATTGGATCGGAGTCCGCGGGAACACCGGATACCGGATCGCGATCGCCGTACGGGGAACCGCGGCGCTCTCCTACCGGTGCGGCTGGGAGCGGAAGGATTCCGCGGGAGTCCTCACCCGGGTCTGGGGCGCCGCCGGCGCGACGCCGAGCGACGGCGACTGGACGCGGCAGTACGTCGACCTCACGACCGCTCAGGCGACCGTCGCGGTCCGTCCGATCATCGAGTTGCGAGGCAATGGGACGTACGATCTCGACGGGATAGACCTTTTCGAGTACACGATCGAGCAGCGGACGGAGTTCGCGCCGGGCGAGCAGATTGAATATTCGTTCCGGTCCGACGATGCGGAATTGGCGGCGGGCCTGTCGTCCGCGGCGAAGGCGTCGATCGCGACGTATGGACTTCGCGAGGCCGTCATCGACGCGCCGGAACTCGCATCGCGCGCGCGCGCCGCCGCGTATATCACCGGCTATTTCAACCGCTACGCGATTCCGCTCCGCGCGGCCCAGCTCGTGCTGGAGCCGTGCGACGTCCATCTCAAATACGTCGCCGACGATGACGTGGGGACGCCCGCAGGCCTGGTCCGGATCGCAGGCGCCGGCCTCTCGATCGACGACCAGTTTCCGGCGAAGATCCATTACCTGCTCGCCCTGAGCGGCGCGATCCGGTGCGAGGTGGATCTGACGAACGTCCGTCCGGATCCGGCGCTTCTGCTTCTGCGGGCGCAGCAGGCCGGGGGGGGCGGCGTATCGGCGATGAGCGCCAACCTGTCGGCGACGGCGGGAAACACGCAGGGAGGCGGCACGATCGGCGCGGTCCTCTCCGTTGAGGAATGGTATGGTCCTAATGAGCCGGGGGCATTCCTTCGGACGTGGGATGCGAACGACGGGATCCCCGACCCGGATCTGGGACGAAAGAACGGCACTGTGACGGTCACGGTGCAGCAGACGCCCGCGGCCGGCGAAATCTTCGACGTCGATCGCATTCCGGGAATGCCCCTTTACGACGGGGTCCACTATAACCTCGCCGGATCGGTGATTACATTCGTCGAGGGCGAGCATCCGATCCTCGATGGAACCGGCGGCGGCGAGCGAATACGGGTACGCTACAAGGTCACAACATGAGGAGGAGAAGAATGAGAACGTTTACCGAGCGCGCCGTGACGGTCGCGCTCTTTTTAATTGCGACACTCGACGCCGGCGCCGCGACGATCATTAACAGCCCCGTCGATATCCGCGCCGGGATTGTCACCGGCACGAAACTCTCCAATCCGCTCGTCTATACCGGCGCGGCGTCGATATCGACGTCACGACTGCGGACGATTACCGGATTCCGCCAATCGGAGGAAGCCGACTTCACGGTCGTTACCGTGCCCGACACCGGCGCCGAATGCGACGACGGTCGTCTAGACGATATGATGGATTGGGTCGTCGCGAACAAGACGGTGCTCAATATCAAAGCGGTCCTAGGCCTCGGCGACATTACGCCCGTTCATGCTCCGGCTTCATTCGCAAACGGCGCTGCTGCCTATTCCGTCGCGATGGCCGCCGGATTGCCGATCCTGCCGATCGGCGGCAACCATGACTCCTGGAACTATGTCGATTGGGCCGAATATGACGCCGAATTCGGCCCTGCGTATTTCGCCGGTAAAAGCTGGTACGGCGGCAATAACGGCGGATCGGATCACGATTTCTACGTTACTTTTACGGTGGGAACACACAATTATCTGGTCATCGGCCTTGGGTGGTGGATTCTCCCCGCTGATATCGTATGGGCGCAGGGGATCGTCAATAATAACCCGACCAAAGAGATCATCGTCGCCACCCACGCCTACCTCAACGCGGACGGGGCGCGAAGCAAGCTCGGCGACACCTACACGCAGGGGGATGACGGGCAGGGGTTGTGGGATTCGTTCGTCAAACTCAACCCGGAAATATTTCTTGTCGTCAACGGCCATTTCATTGACGGACCGCATTCGGCGCACATGACCGATATCGGCGACGGCGGGAACCTCGTCCATCAGTTATTCTGCAACTACCAGGACGACGGGGGCGGGGGATCGGAGATCCTGCAGCTCCTCACGTTTCAGCCGGCGACGGGAAACATTCACGTTTCATTCTGGTCGGCAATCACCGACCTGGAAGTCGGCACGCCATTCGATTTGAAATACGCGACGCCGGTGGCCGATACGAGCCTCGCCGCGACCGGCGACCTCGACGTCCTGGGTGAATCGCGACTGAAAGGCGAGGCACTGATCGGCGACTCGATCCGGATACAGTCGCCGAACGCCGAGGCGGTCTGGGAATCGGCGGTCAATAAATATTCCGATATCCACAAGAACGCGGCAGGGGCGCTGGCGATCGACGCGGGCGGGACGAATCCGATTCGTCTTAATCCCTATCACGGTGGAAACGTAGGGATCGGACCAACGGCGCCCCTCGGCTACCTGGATCTCAACGGGCCATTTACAGGCCCCGACTACGGCTACGGGTTGCGGAATATCGCGGTCGTCACGGCCCCAACCGAGCATACTTTCGGCTTCCAGAATATGCCGACTCTCGTCAACGAGACGACCGGCAAATGGGCTTACGGAGCCAAGCTGGGGGCGGACGTGCAGCCGGCGACCGGCGTTACCCTCGCGGGCGCGGCCGGGGTGTTCATCCCGGTCATCACCGAGAACGGCGCCGGAACGGTTACGGACGCCTACGGGCTTTACGTGTCGAAGCCGACCGCGGGGGCGAGCCATAACTACGGCGCCTATATCGCCGATCCGGTCGGAATCGGCACGACGGCGCCGGTTATCGGAGACGATTCGTATAAAACTCCGCTCGTTATTTCCAGCAGCGAAGCGGCGGGGACGTTCGTCGCGATCAAGAACACCGACGCGACCTATGGATACGGCGGTATCTGGCTGCAAGCGAACGCAACGAACGCGGGATGGCTGTTCGGGACGCAAAATGACGGAAGTGCAGTCCTGCATTACGGATCGGGCGCGAGCGAGACGGCGGCGCTGACAGCGGCAAAGTCGGCGACGGGCCTGGGGTTGACGATCGCGACGACCGGCGAGGGCGGGTTCGGCACGACGGCGCCGATCGCCGGATCGCCCCTCACGCTCAATACCGCCGAGGCGTACAACTCGGGCATCCAGAAGACGCTTGTACTCCAGAACTCGCCGACCGGGAACAACGCGAACGATTATCCGGGGCTATTTTTCCGACACAACGATACCGGGAACAGCTTCGCGTGGTATCCCGCCGCCATCATCGCGAGCAAATGGACGAACGCCACGAACTTCTCCGGCGGTCTTCTTTTTCAGACTAAGGCGAGCGACAACTCGCAATCGGCACAACCGACAACGAAAGCTACACTCCTCGCCAGCGGCAATTTCGGCGTAATGATCGCGGCGCCGCTCTCGACTCTGGAATCGGGCGGGTCATTCGGCGTAAAAGTCACCACGATTACTTATGCGACGCCGACGTATACGATCGCGGACGAAGCGATCCTCATCGTCGATACGACCGGCGGGAATATTACCGTTACCTTGCCCTCGGCGGCGACGGTCCTCAATCGCGTCTACGAGATCGATAAATCCGTCGCGGCGAATACCCTCACCATTCAACCGAATGCGGCGGATGGGATACAGGGTCTCGCCGACAATACGCCGATCGCGCTCAAGTCGCTCAACGAGGGCGTTCAGATCGTCGCCGTCACGGAGGGTTGGCGACTTCGGGAAACAGGGACCGGATTCCGCGTCGGCGATATCAAGGTTTGGTCGGGCGCAGTCGCAAATATGCAATGGAACTGGCAACTCTGCGACGGGACGAATGACACCTATAACCTGACGGATAAATTCATAATCGGCGCGGGTTCGACCTACACGGTCGGGCAGTCGGTGGGAAGCGCGACGCATACTCACGCGATTCCGAGTACGGATAGCGGCGGGAGCCACACGCATACGTATATAGCGGGTCCTTTCGCTACATCCACTCCCTTCTCCGGCGGCGCCGGTGTTGCGGCCGGAACCGATTATGTCGTCACGGATACCACTCATATTCACTTTGTCTCCGTCGGCGGCACGACAGACAGCGGGGGTTCACACTCCCACTCAATCACCGCCGCGTCCGGATCGGGTTCGTCCTTGCCGCCGTCATACGCGCTCTGCTATATCGTCCGCGTACGATAATATTCCCGCGAAAGGAGTCCGACGATCATGTTTCAAAACCGAATCCTCGGCGCCAGCGCCTTCCTCGAGGCTCATCACTACAAGCTCGGCGTGCCATTGGCCGGGGTCGCGACCGGTTTCACGTTCGCGTTCGGCGCACAACGGACCGATCTCCTCGGCTACGCATTCTGCGCCTTCGCGCTCGACGTCGTGACCGGCGTCATCAAAGGCGGATTACGGCAATCGCTATCCTCCCGCGTGGCGGTCCTGGGATTACAGCGCAAATTAGCGATGATCGCCTCGATCGTGTTCGGAAACTTGGCCGATCACGTTCTCGGATCCGGCACGCTCTGGAAGGTGTTCTTCTGCGACTACGTGATTCTGACTGAGTGCCTGTCAATCGCCGAAAACCTGTCCGTATCCGGGGTCATGATCCCGGATCGGCTTCGGGCGCTCTTCGCGGATAGCGAAGTTGCTCCTCCCGTCAATCCGGAGACGAAATGATCGACGCCGGCATCCCTCCCATCAAACTTGAAACTCTCCAGACGCTGGCGCATGCGATGGAGCTTCGCGGCGTCCGTTACAAACTCGGCGCGAAGGCCCGGCTCGACACGCGGCTCCAGTCGATCTCCTCGATCGACTGTTCGGGGTATATCCGCTGGCTCGTCTATCATTCGACCGAGCCGTCCCTGGCGCTCCCGGACGGATCCTGGATGCAGCGCGCGTTCCTGGCCGAACGTCTCCGCGCGGTCGCCTACTCGGCTGCGGCGCCTCGCAAGAACGATTCCACACTCTACGTCGCGTTCGTCGATCCGGCGACCGATCACACCGGCCACGTATGGCTCGTCAACGACGGGGAAACGTTCGAGTGCTACGGCGGGCGCGGACCGGGAAGCCGATCGTGGAATACACGGATCCTCCGCGTCGAGGTGGGACATTGTTTCGTCTGGCCGCACGTTTGGGAATAGATGTTCGGTCGCCGTCCGGACAATAAAAAGCCCCCGGATCCTCTTCGCGAGGATCCGGGGGCTTTTCTTTTTTCAGGCGAGGATCAGATGAGCTCGTCGTCCGCGTCCTCTTCATCGCGCGGCTAGGCTCCGGGTGGCCGGGGTGGGGTTAGTGATTGCCTAGCGGATACTCGCTGATGTCCTGGATCGGATAACCCCACATCCGCGCGTCGTTGAGTGCCCGGCGGACGACGGGGTGGGTTTCGGGCAGGACGTCGGCGTAGGCGTTGACGTCGTTGTTGACGATATCCTCGGCCTCTCGGATCTCGGCGTCGCCGCCAGAATAGAAACTGAATTCGTTTTGGAACCCGCGCGGATGGATCTTGATATACGCCATTGTCTCTCTCCTGTCATCATCGTCTCGTTCATCGTGCGGGATCTTGTCGTCGTCGCGTATCGATCGGCTTTCGATCGTCGCTAGCGGCTAATCCCACATGTGTCGTTCGGCGCTCGCTTTGCTCTCAGCCTTGATCGCGGCGACGATTTCGGGGTGATCGATGTCGAATTGCTTGATCGCTTGTAATGCAGCCTCGATCTCCGGCTCCCGCTTTCTCTTTGCGGCCCAGGCGCCGGGATCCTCAGCATCGTGCAGTCGCTCGAATTCGGCGTCGGCGTCCTCGATCAATCCGTGATACCGCCGGACAAGCTGGTCACGGGCGTTGCACAGGTTGGGGGTGGGATCGGTGATAGCGCGGATCTCCTGCCGGATCGTATCGTATTCGGCGGTCGTCAACGCTATCGTGTCGATATGGTGGGTGTAGGTTACGCCGTTCGAGGTGATCGACTTTCGCAGTTTGAGGGGATACTCGGCGGCGATCTCACTGCCGTTCAGCGTCGCGACGGCGATATACATTCCGTTGCGCTTCGCGGCGGTGACATCCACGGTCCCCTTGCTCGTCTGTTTCGTCAAGATCGCATTTTCCATCGTCGTCTCCTCTCCGGATAAAGATCCGGTGACGTCGTTCAGTTCCATTCCATGTATAAGTATAGCCGCTATAGCCAGGAGTGTCAAGAGAATCGTCGATGTTTTTTCTATTTTCGTCCGGTTTCGCGGACGAGTTTCTCCTCGACGGCTTCGCGAAGCCAGGCGTGCGTCGAAGCGGCGCACCCCGTCGATCGACGGCGCTTGGTCACCAGAATGGCAATTTGCTCAACCTGTGTCGGAGTCAGCAGCACGTTGCGCGGGATCCATTTCGTTTTATCGAGCATTTTGGGCCTCCTGCCGTCATCGTACTCTATATATCTAATATAGTCAAGACGGATCCGCAAACCGGGCCGTACCGCATATCGTACCGCGTACAGATCGGGAAACATCGGGATACATCGGGACGATGGAGAGCGGCGGCGGGACGTATCGGGATGTATCGGGAAACATCGGTACGAAGTGTCCGGAACGAGAAGATCCGGAAGGTTCGCGGCGATTCGCTCTAGAATTCGGCCTTTTCGGGACGTCCGTACTGCATTTCGTGCCGCAAATCGCTATAATAGATATGTCTTCCGCAGGATAAACCGGATACGACAAACGCCTT